CCGCCCCGCCGGAGCTGGCCGCCGCAAGGCGGCGATCAGCCAGCGTGAGGCAAATCAGAACCTCAGCAGAGTCCGGACGCGCTCGCGCACGGTCCGGCCGAATTCGATGTCGACGGGCCGCTCGGCGATGATCGGCCCGTCGATGTCGAGCCCGCCCGCCGGCACCCACAGCGCACCCGGCGGATAGGGATCGACCGGCTCGGCGCCCAAAATGACTCCGGCAGAAGCTGCCGTCGCGCCGTAGCCGTCGCCGAAGCCCGTGAGCGCCTCGACGTAGAGCCGCGTGGCGCCGCTGGCGACCGGCTCGAAACGGTCGTTGCCGACCTGGTAGCGGCCGTTGAGGGCCGGCACGACCTGATGCCGCGCCCGAGCCCGGCGATAGCCGATCACCTCGCCGTCTTCGTCCTTGAATACGACCCAGGCCGGCCCGGCCGGCACGTTCTCCAGCATCACGACGGAGCGCGCTGTCCCGTCGGGATCGGCCCACGGTACGGACGGCCACGGAAACGCGCCCCATCCGAGCGGCTCGCCCGTCGGCTCGATCCAGACGCCCAGGGACTCGAGCTCCGTCTGCGTCATATCGTGGGCGAGGTCGTAGGTCCGGCCGAAGCTCCACTTGGCATTACCACCGGGAATGCGGACGCCGGAGTACGTGCTCCAAAGCGCACCAGACCACTTGCGGTGCGACCAGTCCGCCGCGCGCACGTCGTAGCCGCGAAAGCCGCGCCAGAACACCGAGCGGACGGCGACTGACAGCCCGGTGATCCCCTCGATGCGGGCGAGGTCCGGCTCCTCCGCGTCGCGGACGCGGTCGAGCGCCAGCATGAACCAGTTCCAGTGCCGGCGCCGCGTCGGGAATTCCTCGATCTCGGCCGCGTAGCCGACGAACTCCAGGGCCTTGGCCACGGCCGCCGGCGTGCCGCGGACACGCTGCCAGCGGATGCCCTCGTTGATCAAATCATAGAGGTTGGGGACGTAGGGCGTGAGCTCGCCGAGGCCGTACTCGTAGACGAGAAACGGCAGGAAACTCGGCGGCGGATTGACGATCTTGATGCCGCGCATCCCCGAGATCGCCTCGTAGGTGTGCGCGAAAAGATCGGCCGCGTCGGCAAAGGCGGTCTCGAGTTCAGTCGAGCGCGGCGGCAGCAGGTCCGCAGGCGTCGCCATCAGTAGTCGCGGCCCATGTTGGTGAGCGTCACCGTGCCGATGCTGATGGCCCGCTCGGGCGGCGCGATCACGTCAGCAGCCGGGGAGACGATCTCGACCCGCTGGATGCCGGGCACCATCAGCCGCGCCGTCAGCCAGGCCCGCGTCAGGTCGAAGCCGAGCCCGGTCTCCTCGGTCCACCGCTCTTCCAGCGTCTCGGGCAGCACGTCGAGCAGCGTGTCGGGAGCTTCCGGCAGCAGCCACACGTTGGCTTCGACGTTTACCACCTGGAACACGGCCGCCTGCACGGAGATGGTGTCGTTCACCATGCGCACGGCCGGATCGTTGAGGGCCACGCGCACCTGGTTGAGCAGATTGGAGTCCGGCACGCCGTTGTTGTCGGTCGCATAGACGGCCACGTGCACGGTCGGATCATTCCCGTTGCGGTAGACGACGGCATCCGCGACGCGCACCGATGCGCCGAGGGCCACAGCGCGATAGCGGGGCACCGTGCCGCCCGTCGAGCGGCCCTGGATGGCGAGAATCACGCGACGGCGAAAGGCCTCGTCGGTCTCGCCGGGCAGGCGTACGACGTCATAGAACACCGCCAGGTGATCGAGGTCCGCGCCGCGCGCAAACGCGAGCAGGTTGGCCCGCACCGCGTCGTTGATCCGGGCCCGAACCAGCATCTCGACGTAGGAGTGCACCTCGCCCAGCTTCGTGACGGGCTCGCTTTCGAGGGCGAGCGTCGGCGCGATCTCGGGCATGCGGGCCGACATGTCCGCCTTGAAGCGGGCGAGCAGCGCCTCGAAATCGAGCTCCTCGATCGCCTCCGGCGGCGGAAAGCCCGAAAGGTCGAAATAGGTCGAGTCAGCCATCGCGCGCCCCAGACGGCCTCACGCCGCCAACGTCCCTTCGCTGATCATCACGGTCACGCGGGCGAGATCCTCGCCGGCGTACCGCTCCGGCGTGAAATCCCCGAGGTGGCCGCGCGGGTAGTAGACGCCGGCGAGCGCGATCTCGGCCGCTCCGTCGGCGCCGGCGGCGGTGAAGGTGACGTGGGTCAGCCGGAACCGCGGCTCCCACTGCTCGAGCGCGTCGGCGATCGCCACGTAGAGCCTGAGCAGCGAGCCCTGGTTCATCGGCGCATCGACGAGCTTCGGCACGTCCGAGCCGTAGTCGCGCCGCATGACGCGCGTCATCACCCGCGTGGTCAGAATGTCCTCGATCGATTGGACGACGTGCGCCCAGCCCGTCAGCACCTTGCCGGTGCGGCGGTCCATTCCTGTTGCTGACATGTGTGGCGCCGTCTCATCTGGAAGTGCGGAGCGACTGCCATGCTGATGGCCGGCGCTCGCGCCGGCGCGCAGTCGCGCGCTTGGCCGCTTGCGCGGCCAGACCTACTTCTGCCGGCGACGTGCCCGCGGGACTGCCGGCTCGGATTGCACGGCGGGGGCAGCTGTCTGCTCCACCGGGCGCAGCCGGTTCGCGTACGGCGGCAAATAGTACTCTGCCTGTTTTGGGTGGAGATCGACGACAGCGCCGGCGCGGTGATAGGCGCCCGCGTACCAACCCGTTTCGAGGATCTCGTATTTCTGCTTCGCCACCATTTGCCTCACTCCTCAGCCGTCAATCCCGCGAAGGCGGGAATCCAGGTCGCGTCGCCACGAGCGCTCGGGAAGCGCCCGTGCGAGCCATCAGACCGCGTACACCTTGGACGCGCTGCCGACGGCGGAATCGCCATCACTGTCGACATCACCCTTGCGATGCACGAGCTGGCCGCCCTCGCCGCCGAGGTGAACGGTGCCGTCGAGCACGATGGTGCCGGATTTGATGGTGACGCGATCGCCGCGAATGGTGATGCGCGTGTCGCCGAGCGTGATCACCGCCTCGTCGCCTTTGTCCGACGGCCGCCCGTTCTCGTTCGATGGGATCGAGGCCTCGATCAGGCCGTCCGTGAGGTCGCCGGACTCCGAGACCACCTCCACCTGCTCGCCGACCGCGGGCGGAAAGTGGGTCTTGATCCCGCCCATGGCGACCTCTTTCCAGGGCAGCCAGCCGGTGAGATACGGCCGTCCCTGGTCGTCCTCGCCCAGCTTGACCCGGGCGAGTCCCTTGGCAGCGTCCACCTCGTGAACGAGGCCGGTGCGCTTCTTGTTCTGCACCCGGCGTTCCAGATCGGCGATCCGCTTGTAAAGGTCCGCCAGAATGTCAGGGATGGTCGCGGGCACGCTCATGGCGCGTCGATTCCATCCCCGTCCAGCTGCGCATCGGGTTTCGCCCCGAGCTCGCCCGCGAAAACGGGCGCGGTTGCTTCAGCTCCGGGCGGCGGCGCCACCTGTAGCGCGCGGGCCTCGTCCAGCGTCAGGCCGTATGCCGAACGGCCGAGCTGCCAGTCGGGCAGAGTGCTGCCTGCGAGCAGCGCCTCGAGGACCGGCACCACCGGCGCGAGCGTCGGATCGGCGCCCGCCAGCGCCAGGAACCGCGTCCACAGCGGCCCAGGCGATGCCCCCGGCACCGGCTCCTTCATCAGCTGCACGTCGAGCGTGATCTGCCGGCCGGCGAACCGCACGCCGTCGCGCAGAGACACGCCCCGCTGCGACTGGCGATCGCCGACGTGGTCGACGATTTCCCGCCACATCTCCGCCCAGGGCGACTGCGGGTCCATCAACGCCGCGACGACCTGGCGCTCGATCACGTCGATGTTGAACTCGAGCGCCGCGTCGGTCTCGGGCTGCACGGCGCCGGCGACGGGCTCACCGTTTTCGTCCGTGACCTGCATGCGCTGCGTCATCGCGATCTCGATGACGAGCTTCTGGTAGCCGGAGCCGACCCGTTTGCTGCCGCTCGTCGACCACAGGTTTCGGTCGCTGTGGTTGTACTGCCCATCGTCCGTGTAAACGACGATGAACGGCAGCGGCCGCTCGGCAGCCACCTCGTCGATGGCCCCGTGCTCGCTGTCGTGCACCCGCTCGCCGGCGAGCGTGCGCCCGCGCAACGCGCGCACCGTCGCCAGTCGCAAAGCCAGCCGATTGAGCACAGGAAGCCTCCAGCACCAAGTGTGTTGCCGGGCACGACCTCGCCGGTGCGTGCGGCAGCCCGGGAGCAAGCGCGACCCGGCGCGTTGCCGCCCCGCCGGAGCCGGCCGCCGCGCAGCGGCGATCAGCCGGCGTGAGGCAAATCAGCAACCGGTCCGCAGACGAGGACGATGCGCTCCTCGTCGAGCCGCTCGATGCGGTTCACCTTGACCCGCGGAGAGCCAGGGCGCTCGAGCAGCAGGATCTCGTCGTTCTTGGCAAGGCGATACGCGGGCAGCAGCGCCCGGCGGATCTCGACGGTCACCTCGTCGTAGGCGACCCTCACCTCCATCCCCTCCGCGTTGGCCGAGGAGGGGTCTTGCACGGTCACGAGCGCCACGGCGTCGAAGGCCGGCCGGATCCCGTCGACGGTGCGGCCGAAATCCGATGCCACCATCGGAATGACCGTCACGGACTCGCCGAGGTGCTGATCGAGCACAGCCTCGGCCTCGACGAGCGCGGCGGCGAAGGGCGAGGGCATCAGGCTTGCGGCTGATCAGTGGACCCGGCATCGGCCGCTGCCAGGCGCGCCTTGAGCTGAGCGACGAGATCCGCCTTTTTCATGCGCGAGGCGCCGGCGATCCCGGCCTCGGCCGCCACCTGGCGCAGCTCGGCGAGCGTGAGCTCGTCGAGGCTGATCTCATCAGCTTTCTGCTCCGGGACGGCTGCAGCTTTGGCCGCCTCGGCCTTGACGGCCTTGGTGATGTCGGCGAGCACCGTCTGCTCGTTGATGACCGGCTCGGCCTTGCCTTCCCCGATCCACTTCAGCGCCATCTCGTCCGGCACCTGGCCGGACCAGCCGGCCGGGTAGATCTTGGTCGAAACGGCATTGAGCGCCTGCCGGCACTCGGCCTTGAGCTTCACCAGCATGGAGAGAACCCCTGGTCGACCGCGGACCTGAAGCCCGCCGTCAGGTTTCAGGACGGGTCGGCAGGCTGGATCAGCCCTCGCCCTGCTGCTCCTTCAGCGTGCAGCGCACCACCAGACGCGGCTTCAACACCAGGTTGAGGCATTGGCTCTGCGTCTCGATCTCGATGCCGCGGTTCATCTTCATGACCTCGGCCTTCGCATACATCTCCTGGCCGATGGTATTGACCGTCTCGATGTAGTCGGCCGGCGCGTAGTAGGTGCGGAACACCTGGCGCGTGCCGAGCGGCACGGCGATCGCCTCGTTGTCGGGGATGAACATGTGCGTCGTCTTCGTGCCGTCGGACCCGAGGAAGGTCGCCCGGCCGAGATGGCGCAGATACGTGATGCCCTTGTGGAAGAAGCCGTTGCGCAGGTTGTCGCGCAGCGGGTTCGGCTGGCCCGCGAAATACGTGTACGCCTTGCGGAAGTCCTCGTTGAGGATCAGCTTTTCCCAGTAGCCGGGCGAGCAGATCATGACCACGCCACT